ATTTGGTTCCCAAGACGAAGGAGACGTTCTACGTCTCTGGAGATTACGAGAGTGCTACGGATCTTTTGAACCCGGCATTGTCGTTGGAAGCGCAAAATGCGATCTCAATGCATTTGCGTATTCCTCTTGAGGACCAAATTATTCTTAATAGGTGCCTTACTGGGCATCATCTTATCTATCAAAAAGAAACAACGTGTAACGATGAGGAAGGGTATAAACAACAATGGGGGCAACTAATGGGTTCACCTGTTAGCTTTCCAGTCCTGTGCCTTATCAATTTGGCGGCCACTAGGCTGTCTTTTGAGATGGTGCTGGGTAGGAAGTGCACCCTCGCCGAGCTGCCGATGGTAGTTAATGGCGACGATATCCTTTTTAGGGCCGTAAACCAGGCCCACTACACACTATGGAAAGAAATTACCAAAGTATGTGGTCTTAAATTCTCGCTGGGGAAGAACTATACTTCTCGGAAAGTTTTGGTTATTAATTCCGAGTTTTACAAAACGTCCCGTCGCGGTGTAAGAAAGGTACCTCAGATTAACATGCGGCTCCTCTATGGCGGCACTAGATCAGCTGTCGGTGGACTGGTATTGCGACCTTGTGACTTTATAGCGTCACTCCAGTCTGCTAGGGTGTTAGGGGAAGAATATTACAGTAAATATGTAGTCAACCGGTTGCCGATTGATGAGATTTCTAAGAAAGCAGGAGGAAAAAAGATTCTTAAACTTCTGTCCGAAAAGAAACTCTCACAGTCAAGTAAAAACATTGCTGCAGCATGGCGCATTAAGTGTTGTTTTGAGGATTGGGAGCGATCCCGTCCCCAGCGCTTAGAAGACTACAAGAAGTGGTTTATTACTGTACCCGCAAGAAATCATATTTTCGTCCAGCAGATCAAGGGCGATTATGATGTTAATGATGTAGAGGTATCGAAAGGTGTTACTCTCTTTTCTGGAAAACAAGTCAAACGCTTCGAATTGTTCCGCAAGGAATTCCCGCAGCTTCATAAGATCAGTTTGGCTTATTTCCTTCCACGCGCTCTCGGGGGCCTTGGTCTTACGCCCCCCCCCCATCACAGATACACAAACATCGATTGTTCTGTGGTCCAAGGATGTCACGAAAATCCGGCCGGTGCTTATGCACTGGTTCAGGCTAACCACGTCGGCCTGGTCCACTCTCACCTTATGGCCACCGCGACTGCGGAGGTCTCGTCTGCTTGCAGACAACTTGGTGTAGAGCCTGTTATGATACAGGAGAAGGATTACGATCAACACCTTGAGACATTTGGTGAAACAGAAAGTCCGTTCACCGGGGGTTTTATGAGAGGATTCGCAAACCTCTCCCCCTGTGTTACCGATGATGATCTGATTACCAAGTACGCGGCTCATGCCACGCGAGGTACTCAGACTGGTAACATTAAGGCTGCATCTAAGTTTAATGTGCAGGTTAGGGAGCGATGTGCGCGTTGGAAAAGAGAGTTGGAAGTGGGTAGAGGGGTACCTAGAGAATTAGATCTTAATCTCAACTCCCAGCGTTTGCTGGGTGGATTCTGGAATGTAAAGGTCCAGATGTACCCCATCATGGTTTGAAGAGGAGGGAAATAAAGAGATGATGGAAGAGTGTGCGACGTTACCTCTCCTCTAACTCTGCGGTCTGCCTGGAAGTAAAGGGCGAACTGTAGTTTTAGAGCAAAGTAAACGCAC